AGAGAGGAGGAGCCGACCCAGCGGGAGAAGCTATACGGTACGGTACAGCTGGCAGCAGCGCAGCTCAGCAGCGCAGCTGCTGCGGGTACGGCGAGGAGACCCTACGGTGTTAAACTTTGCTCCGAGTTAGTGTATGTACCCACTACAGATATATTTCCTAAAGTGAACCAGATCACTTACTAATGTCCTATTTTGTACCGATTTAATAGTGACGTTAGTCACAATATAAAAATACTTTATACCATAGGCAGGAAATGAAGTTTTTTTCCTGCCTTATATACAGTAGGGGCGGTAATTGTGATAGCCCCGTACCGACTCGCTACGGTTACCCTACGCGAGTCCCTAGGACGAGCCCTGACTTACCCCTCGCTACGCTGTAGCTTGCTCGGGAGCTTACGGTAACTGATGTCGTGCCAAGCACGACTTTTAATCGGGTGTAGTCTACCTATAACCCAATGAGATACTGGAGATCCAATGGCTGAGAACTCAGCAGATATAGCAAAGCGAATCATCTTAGGATGTGTAGCTGAGGGTATGACCATTGAACAAGCCTGCCTATCGGCAGGTAAGTCTATGAAGACATACGAGTACTACCGACGTACCGACAAGATCTTTACAGACAAGATTGACCGAACCCGCCTAGGACTAAAGGACAAAGCCTTTGCCTCTGGCGATGTCCACGACATCACATTCGCCGAGTTCCGCCAACGTTTTCTTAATTCTAAGACCTTCCCCCACCAGCAAAACCTAGTGGATATGATTGAAGGCAAGGAACCTTCCTGGCTACACCCATCGATGAAGTTTGAACCAGGGCTAGCTAACAACCGTATCCTTATTAACATCCCGCCCAACCACGCCAAGTCCATCACAATCACGGTGGACTACGTAACCTGGCAGGTAGCCCGTAATCCTAACTTTAGAGTGCTGATAGTCTCACAGACCCAGCAACTTGCAGCCGACTTTCTCTACGCCATCAAGCAGCGTTTGACTCACCCAATGTATGAGAACCTTCAAAATGCTTATGCTGCTGGCGTAGGGTTTAACTCTAAGTCTGCCTCCTGGCAGGCTACCCGCATCACCTTTGGTGATGAACTTCGTGAGTCTTCTGAAAAGGACCCGAACATTGAGGCTGTCGGTATTGGCGGTCAGATCTACGGTAAACGTGCCGATATGATTATTGTAGATGACGCGGTTACCTTAAAGAACGCCAATGAGTTTGAACGCCAGATCAAGTGGCTGACACAGGACGTACGTTCTCGTCTGAACCCTACTGGTAAATTGATTATCATTGGTACCCGCGTTGCAGCAGTTGACCTCTATCGAGAGCTACGTAACCCAGATCGCTACCCAGGTGGACTCGTGCCGTGGAAGTATCTGGCAATGCCAGCCCTATTGACAACGGACGAAGACCCTGACAAGTGGGAGACTCTTTGGCCTGCATCCGATGCCCCATTCGATGGGCAAGAAGAATCGGATTTGAACGAGGATGGACTATACCCAAGGTGGAATGGTCGTAACCTCTACAACGAACGTCAAGCTATGGATGCCTCTACGTGGGCGCTTGTCTACCAACAACAAGATATCTCAGATGATGCCATCTTTGATCCAGTATGTGTGCGAGGTTCTATAGATGGTATGCGTAAAGCTGGTCGCTTGGTTCCTGGTAACCCAGGCCATCCGCGTGATGTTAATGGCTTTTCTTTTATTTGTGGTCTTGATCCCGCTATGGTTGGTGATACAGCCGCCGTTTGTTACGCTGTTGATCGCGTTACACATAAACGTTATATCGTGGATGCTATTAAGATTACTAGGCCAACGCCTGCTGCGATTCGTCAGCTAATCTTTGACTGGACTTCACTCTATAGTCCCAGTGAATGGATCGTGGAGAAGAACGCCTTCCAGTCTTTCTTAACTCAGGATGAAGGTATCCGTGCAAACTTGGCCTCTCGAGGAGTGTTACTGCGGGAACACCATACTGGCAACAACAAGTGGGACTCAGGCTTTGGTGTTGCATCAATGTCAACTTTGTTTGGCACCAAGCAGCACGACGGAAAGCACCACCGCGACAACCTTATTCATATGCCTAGTGACCAAACTGAAAACATTAAGGCGATGATTGAGCAATTGATTACCTGGTCACCAACGACCAAGGGTAAGACCGATATGGTAATGGCTCTATGGTTCTGTGAGATCCGCGCACGTGAGATGCTCAACCAAGGTATCCACGCTACCCACCATATGAAAAATCCATTCCTGTCTCGTTACGAACAGGGCAAGCGAACAGTTATCAACATCGATGAACTACTCGCAGAAAAAGATCGTACATTCATCTAAGGAGAAACATTGTTATCAACTAAAGAGGTAGTAGCGAAAGTAGCTCGGCTACAAACACGCTACTCCGCACGTGACCAGAGAATGCGCGACGTTCTCTCTGTGCGTCAAGGTGATATCTCCAAGGTGTACCCTGCGATGTTTTCTGAGGAATATCCAAAGCCTCTCGTTGCTAACTTCGTAGATGTCGCAGCTCGTGACCTTGCAGAAGTAATGGCACCACTGCCATCATTTAACTGCGCTGCTACCAATATGGTTTCAGACTCTGCACGTAAAGCTGCTGATACTCGTACACGCATTGCAAACTTTTATGTCACTGGATCTGAACTACAAATTCAGATGTACACAGGTGCTGACTGGTTCAACACCTACGGTATGCTCCCAGCAATTATCGAGATGGACTATGAAACCAATAATCCGAGAATACGTCTGCTTAATCCTTTTGGTGTATATCCTGAAGTTGATAGATTTGGTCGTACCCTCTCGATCTCGCAGATAATTGAGACGGATGCAGAAAGCCTTGCAGCTCAGTACCCAGAGTTTGCTAATGAGATTATGCCTAAGTTTAATTATGGTCAAGGCTCTCCATATGTATCTTTAGTTCGCTACCACGACAAAGACCAGGATCTTATCTTCTTACCTGAGCGTAAGAACCTAGTTCTATCTAATACACCTAACCCAGTAGGCAAGTGCCTAGCAGGTGTAGCAATGCGTTCATCTATTGATGGCGAAGCACGTGGTCAGTTTGATGACATCTTGTCAGTACAACTTGCTCGTGCTCGCTTTGCAGTGTTGCAGATCCAAGCCGCAGAAAAATCTATCCAGGCACCTATTGCTATTCCACAAGATGTGCAAGAACTTGCATTGGGTCCTGATGCGATTATGCGTTCTGCTAACCCACAAGGTATTCGTCGTGTTCCACTAGAACTACCTGCTGGTGTCTTTACAGAATCAGGTGTGCTAGAGCGCGAACTACGTACAGGTGCTCGTTATCCTGAGACTCGTTCAGGAAACATTGACGCATCTATCGTCACAGGTCGTGGCGTACAAGCGTTACAAGCTGGCTTTGATACACAGATCAAGGCAGCACAAGCACAATTTGCTCGTCTCTTTACTGACCTAGTATCTCTATGCTTTGAAGTAGACGAGAAGATCTTTGGTAATATGCCAAAGGAAATCAAGGGCGTTGATGACGGTACTCCATTCAATATGAAGTACATTCCATCAAAGCAGATTGCAGGTAACTACGGCGTAGATGTCCGTTACGGCATTATGTCTGGTATGGATCCAAACCGTGCAATCATCGCTCTACTACAAATGCGTTCAGACAAGCTCGTATCTCGTGACTATGTACGTCGTGAGATTCCTATGGAGCTTAATGTGACGCAGGAGGAACAACGTGTTGATATCGAAGAAATGCGCGATTCTCTGCGGTTGGCTGTTGCTCAGTATGCTCAAGCCATTCCAGCGCTTGCAGCGCAAGGCCAAGACCCTAGTGAGATTATCTCCCGTCTTGCGCAAGTTATCCAAGGCCGTCAAAAGGGTCTCCAGTTAGAAACAGTTATTGAAAAAGCGTTTGCGCCTAAAGAACAACCAGTAGCCCCAGAGATGCCTATGATGCCAGGGGTACCAGGAACTCCAGCAGCAGGTGCGGCCCCCGTACCTGCCTCGCAGCCAACTCCAGAACAAGGCGGAGCGGCCCCTGCTGCTGGTCCAGAACAACGTCCAGATATAGCAACCCTGCTAGCTTCTATAAGCGGCGCAGCATAAACGAGGGAGGTGTAAAATGAACAGAGGATCACGTGCAGCAGCACCAATGTCAAAGCCAACTGAGGGCAAGAAGGATACTTCCAAGCCAGCAGGACCAGGCAAGGTAGTACCGTCAATGATGCCAGCAGGTCGTCGCGGTAACGCGGTGAAAAAGGGATAGAGTAATTCTAATTAACGGAGGTACTGGGCGTGGATGATAACAATTCAAAAGTTCCACGCTCAGTACACTTCGCAGATTTTCTTGTAGTTTTTTCAGGTTTATTACATAATATTTTTAGTGCATTCCACGTATTCACAGAAGAGTTAATGGAGATAGCTGTTTACAACGCTAACCGAAACTCAGAAGTCAATAGAGCGTGGGAGCAATTTTCAAACGATTTAGAAAAGATAGAGGAGGATACCGATGGTAGATAGCCCATTACAAATTGGCGGTCCTGGAAAATTCTCCGTACGTGAAGACTTGCCACCATCACAAAACTATGGTGATCGCAAAGCAATGGCAGAACAGATTGCAGGTGCTTCAACTTCTTCTAAGCCACCTGCAAATGCAATTCCTGTTGCAGATATGGCACCACCAAAACCAGAACCAGTAGTAGGAATGTTTGCTCCAACGCAACGTCCTGACGAAGACATTATGACTATGGCTGGTCCACCAAAGCCAGCCGAAGGTAAGTTGTCAGACACACTTGCAGCACTACTTCCATACGATCAAACTGGAGAGATTTCTGTTCTCTACCAGATGGCTTTATCTAGAGGTCAGTAGTGGGATCAACTTCCAATAACATTAAAGCTATTTCTTCTCAAGCTGGATTAACACCAGCACAACAAGAGCAGATCAATGGCTACATCAAAGCTGTAGACTCGCACCAGAAGTTAACATCTCTTCCATCTGACGTTGCCAAGTTAGAGTATTCAAAGCTGACTCCAGAGCAACAGAAGTCTTTGAAGGATAACTTTGGTAACGTTGAGCAAAAGCGTGGATGGCTAGGCACAGCACTTCACTACACAGTTGAGCCACTGTTTACCGCAGTTGCCGCTCCTGTTAAGTTGGCGTTCAAAGGTGTTCAGGAACTTTCAGATCTATCTACACGTGCCTATCGCACAGCAGCTATTGCACTTGACCAGAATGTAAACATTGGTAAAGCGTGGACAACTGCTAACGACAAGGGCGATAAAGTATTTAGTCCATCACGTATGGCAGAAGCAAACCGTATCTTTGGTTCGCAGTATATGGCTGTTGCACAAAAGGTTGCAGAGGGTATGACCCTAGATCAGATCATTGCAACTGGTACAGAACAAGAAAAGCAAATTGCATCAGGTGCTGCACAAAAGAAAGACCCACTCTTTCAAGATGCACTAGATGCAGCTAATGCTGCTAAGTATTCTCCAGGTAGATTTATCGCTAACGCAATCCTTCCGCAAAAGTGGGAAGGTTCAGGTGCTGCATACAGAACTATCTCTGGTCTTGGTGATGCTGCATTTCGCGTATTTGCAGACCCAACGTTGCTGCTTGGCAAAGCTAAGAAAGCATATGATGTTGGAAAGTATGCCTTAGATAATATTGTTGGCGATGCTGGCAATGTCCAAAAGGCATTTGAAGTAGCAAGTGTACAACGATTTGACCAAGCCTATGTTGGAGCACTTAAGAAGTATTCAGTAGCTCGCAAGGCAGTCAAAGAAGGTGGCGTAGATCCACAGGCTCTAGTGCAAGCAGGTATTGAACTCAAGCGTATTGCTCCTGAGTTTGGTGACGATGTTATTGAGGCTATGCTTAAAGAAGGCGTAGTTGAAGCTGGCAGTATGAAGAACTTTCTTGCTAACAGCGAAGATGCACTTCGTACTCTCAAGGGTCAAGCAGGCCGTCAAGTTCAATTACTTCCACGTATGGACCTTGCACGTCAAACTCGCATTGCAGCGCTAACTACTGGTAACAAGGTTCTTCGCTTTGACCAAGCAGGCAAGCGCGTTAGCCGTGAAGTATTCAGCGACCAGACCACTATCGGTGGTATCGAAGGTCAGTTAATGCGTCAGACAAAGTTTGTTGATTCACGCACAAACGAAGCAGCAACTGCTAACACTCCTCAAGAATTCTTGAAGCAAATTGAAACAAACGTCATTGGTGAGATTGAACGCAAGACTGCCAAGCTTCGTGCAGATGGTGGATTCCGTATGCCATTGGATTATGTCCAAGATCGTATTGACCGTTTTGCATCTAAGTTCTCAAAGGTTCCGTTCTTCCGCGATAACTTCTTTGACCCTAACGCGCCAGATGCTGCTGAGAAGGTTTACCAGTTATCACGCCTTGCTAATACTCGTTACAACTCACGCCTATTTGCAGAAGCATTTAAGGCTGGAGACGAAGCACAGAAGCGTCAGATTATGATGGGTGTCTTCAATACAGTAGCTGAGATCCGTGGACTTAACAAAGTTCCTGGTGGTAAAAACGTTCTTGACCAGTTAGCCAACTCATCACGTGAGCAACTCTTTGCTCCACGTATCTTGGTACGTGATGCTAAGGGAAAGCCAGTACTCAATGATGACGGAACACTTCGTTACTTTGAGCCATCTAGTTTTAATGACCAACAGTTTGCTATCTTTGATTTCCAACTAGCATCAGGTATGAGCGTTCCTAAGATTCAAGATCTCGATGGAATTGTTGATCGCTATCAGATAGCAAGCAAGATAATGAACGCATCTCACTCTAAGTGGGCTGAAGGTATTACATCTGCTTGGTCATTCTTGACTCTTGCTGGTCCTCGCTTTGCTGTACGTAACTCTATTGAAGATCTAATGGTTCACCTTGCAGTGGGCGATTCAATCTGGGGTGTAGCAGCAGGCCGACGTTTGTCAACTAAACTTCGTACTGGTCAAGGCGGAGATACGCTGGGAGTTATTAACAAGCTCGTTAAGCGTTCAGACCGTGCTTTATACCAAGGCAAGATCGAAGCAGCTAAGACTGTACAAGATGCTCGCAAGGTTATGGCAGATGCTGTTATGGCAGATAAGTATCTTGGTAAACTTGACCCACAGGCACGTGAGATTATTGCTGAGATGGCAGAGTTCGGCGCTATTGATGAACTACTTGCAGGAGTTGCAGAAGGTGGCAAGAAGGGCATCACTGGTGCAGACCACTGGACAGATGCTCTTCGTACTGTAGATAAGTACGGCACATCTCGTGAGTATAAGATCAACGGAGTTACATACGCTAAAGATAGCGGTGGAAACTACCGTGAGTATTCTCCAATTACGGCAGAAGGTAAGATTGCTTGGATAACAAGCATTGCTGCTATTGGTAATGACCCACTAGGTTCTATCGCTTTGAAGTATATGTCAGATAGCCCAGAGTCTAAAGAGTTTGCTATTAAGCAAATTGTAAAGTTTATTGATTCTCCAGAGTATGCAAAGCAGAAGGCTCGTTTCCAGCTATACCGTCCAGGTAATAACGCTGACGTACGAGTACACGCAGAGAATGTATACGCTGCAACTCGCAACCTATTTGTTAATAGCCAAGACAAGATAAACCAGAAGTTACTAGCCAAGGTAAGTATTCGTACACCTGAAGGTGGCATCAAGGTTAATACACGCGACTTGGGTATTGATGACCTGCCACAACTGGCTGAAGATGCACCACAATTTATCTCTGGCCCAAGCATTATGCCTATCGCAGATGGTAACCCTGCTGGAAAGATCGTAGGAAAGCACTGGGATTGGGTTGGCGAGATGAATGCTCGCTGGTCACGTGAGCCAATGGTTCTCTCTGCTGCTATTGATATGCGCAAGCGTTGGAAAAATGGCGGTCTAGAAGAGCGTTATATGAAGCTCATAACAGATCCTATTCGTAATAACGCTAAGTTAAGCGATGCTGAGAAGGCTATCTTGATTAAAGATGCTGAAGCCAAGGGCAAGACTAAGATTATTGAACTAACTCAGGACCTTGCTAAAGAGCGAGTACTTGCTTACGTTGATAATCCAGAGGTTCGTACACAGTTAGCATTTACAATGCGTAACTTTGCTCGTTACTATCGTGCAACAGAAGACTTTTATCGTCGTGTATTGCGTGGAGTTCGCTATAACCCAGAGTCAATCGCACGTGCATCATTAACATATGAGGGTGTATCACACTCTGGCTTCGTTCAGAAGGACGATCAGGGTGAGGCTTACTTCATCTATCCAGGAATGCAACCAGTTTATGCAGCAATGGCTAAATTATCCACAGCGTTTGGTATCAAAGGTGCGTTCGTTGCTCCGATGCCAGTGGAATTTGGCGCAAAGCTCAATATGATTTCACCATCTATGAACCCAGACTCATTGTTCCCAACATTTTCTGGTCCATTGGCAGCACTGCCAGTCAAGATGATGTATGAGTTGGTACCTTCACTCAAGGAATCAGAGAAGTATCTCTTTGGTGAGTACGGTGAAGACCAACCAATCATTAACGCTATCTTGCCAGCGCACATCAACCGTGCATTGGGTGCATTAAACAAGGATGAGCGTGATTCACAGTACGCATCAGCTTTCCGTAAGGCAGTTACCTATCTAGAGGCTACCGATAACGGACTAAAGATTACAAAGAATGCACAAGGCATTGATGTTCCACCATCTCCTGGAGATTTAGAGGAATATCAAGACAAGTTAAAGGCAACAACCCAGACTATCTTGGGTATGCGCTTCTTTACTGCATTGATTCTACCAGCATCACCTTCAGTTCAACTCAAGTCTGAGATGGCTGGATGGGTTCGTGACAATGAACGCACAAGTTTTAAGCAGGTATTCTCTAACCTAGTTACTGAATACAATGGAGATTACACACGTGCTACTGAAGAGTGGATTAAACTCTTCCCAAAGCAAATGCCATACACAGTATCAGAGTCTAAGAAGAACACAGTTGCTGTTATCAAGTACGGCGAAGCAGCAGGTAACTGGGTAGATAACAATACAGAACTGCTCAAGAAGTACCCAGAAGCGGCAGCATTCTTGATTCCTAATATTGGTAAGTTCAGCTATGATGCTTACAAGACTATGATGAATGAAGGCTTCCTCAACAAGAAGCAGGTAGGTGACTTCCTTCGTGAAACACAGATTGCCACGGACAAGCAGTATTACTTCCAGCAACGCAAGGACTATCTAGCGACTCTGGCATCTACTACATCAGTAGATCAGAAGCGTATGATTAACCAGCAATGGGATACTTGGTCTGGTCAGTTTATGGCTGTTCGACCACAGTTGCAGACAGAGTTTGCATCAGGTGGAGCGTCAGATGTTCGTCGTGAAATTGCAGTAACTGATCTTCGCAATATGCTTACTAACGAGAAGAACTTGCCAAAGACAAAGACAGTAGCAGTCCTTCGTCAAATGCTCCAGACATACGATAGTTTCAGCGCACAGTATTCATCTATTACAGATAGAACAGATGCAGCTCAGGATCGTAAGAACGCCCTTCAAGCAGGTGCTAAGGCTCAGTTACAAGAACTAGCTGCTAGCAATCCAAATACTAAATCAGCCTATGATGTATTGTTTGCATCATTGATCGGAGAATAAAGTGCCAGTAGGTAAAAGCAGTGGCGTAAGTAAGGTTGTATCACAGCAACCTACTGCTGGAACAGCAGACGCAACCTCATCTGGAACGTGGAATAAAGGCGTTATCAACGATGCAACTTACATCACATCAAGCATTCCTACTGCCGCCAATCCAAACAACGTTGAAAAGGCCACTCAGAAGGAACTTATCCGTAAGTTCTTGGAGATGTCTCCACAGGAACGCATTGGTATTGGTAACCAACTCAAGGCTGCTGGCTATCGTGTAGGTGGATTAACTGGTCAGGCAACTACGGATTTACGCAATGCCTATCTCAAGGCTTATGATGACTTAAACCAAGAGATTATCCTTGGACAGCAACTGGACTTCAATACATTCCTTGCTCGTGAAAAGAGTGCTGGTGGTGATGGTGCTGGTCCACGTCAGCCTTACACACAAGACCAAGAAATCAATGATATGTCTGCAAAGATTTTGATTAATGGAATTGTTAAGGATCTAACTAATCGCCCAAATGCAACTCCAGAAGAACTTGAAAAATATACAGCGATGATCCGCGCTCAGCAGAAGAAGAATCCTTTGGTCACATCTTATACAACTAAAGGTGGACAGACTGTTGGATCAAAAACCACTGGTGGTTTCGGCGCTCAAGAAGCGCAACAGTTTTTAATTGACAAGATTTCACAGGGTGATGAAGCCAAAGCTAACCGTGCTTTGGATGCTTACTCAACCGTAGTAGAGATGTTTGGAGGGTTGCGATAATGGCAGTTAGACCTACCGAAACAAACGCAGAGCAACGCCTTCGTATGCAGTTGCGGCGTGATAAGGCAAGCCTTGAAACAAAGAAGAGCAGTAGAGGCGTAGCTCTAGATATCTCAACTGATACTAAAGAAACTTCTGCACGTCGTGCTGAATTTGCAGCAAAATATAAAAAACTTGGCGAAGAGATAAACGATCTTGAAAATAAAATTGATTCTACAACAAGAGAAATCAATAAGACCAAGGCTCGCAAGTCTTTAGCTGGCTACGATAAAGTAGAAGGCCAGCAGCAACTAGATAGTATCGAACAACAATACGGTCTTCTTGCAGAAGCTTACAAACTTGACGAAGACCCTGCAATTAAATCAAAGATAGATTCTCTTGTTCAGAACTACAAAGATATTTCTACAAGCGTAATCGGAAGACCTATCTCACTTGCTGCGGCAAGAGTAGCATTAACAAAAGTTACACCTACGTTTGGAGCACCTGCACAAACAACTAATGCAGGTGTTACACTTGGTGGTCCTACAGGAACCCCAGCACAAACACCTCCGCCAAAGATAACAACTGGCGGTACAACTGGTAGAACCACTGGCGGTAGAACAGGTGGGGCAACAGGTGGTTCAACTGGCGGTACTACAGGAACTTTAGGTTCTGGTAGAGCAGTTTCAGGTACATTTAATCCAGCAGCATTTCGTGCTGGAGAAGAAGCATCTATGGGTTCCACTCCTCCTGTTCTTGGTGGTTCAGTAGTCAAGGGTTATGACTCAGCTCTTGCCTTGGCTAAGGAAAAGTACAATCTTCCAGATATTATCTTTAGCAACGTAAAGTCTTTGGGTAAGATTCTTGAAGAGTACGTTAATGGTAAAATTGATATTGACCTATTCAAACAAAAGGTTGCTAACGATACTTGGTATCGCCAGAACTCTGACGAGATTAAAGCTCGCTACCTACAGAAGTTTAACTATGAAGACCTAGTTAAGTCTGGCAACGCTAAGGGAACTACTGATTACGAGCAAAGAATTGCTCAAATTACAAACAACCTTATTACCAAAGCACGTCAAATAGGCTCCGCCCTTGACGAAGGTCAAGCAAAGTTAATTGCCGAAGATCTCTATATCCATAATCAAGATGCAGATGACGCGGTAGTAACACGTCGCCTAGTTAGCGGTATCCGTCCAATAGCTGGAATGGTTGGCGGAAGAATCACAGAAGATTTCAGTGGTCTTGCTCTTCAAAACTACCAAGGACTTCAAGCTTTGGCTAAACAAAATGGTCTAAAACTAGAAAACATCCTTCCGCCTGGAATTGATGGTAAGCCAGCAACAGCACAGGAAACTTTGCAACGCTTGGCACTAGGTGAATTAGATCCAACTCGTCTTGCACAAGATGTACGTAAACTTGCAGCAGTTGGTCAGCCACAGTTTGTTCGTGACCTATTAGGTCAAGGTATTAACCTAGATCAAATCTATTCTCCATATCGTAGAACTATGGCTAACATCCTAGAGTTGGATGAGGGTCAAATTGATCTTTTGGACCCAACACTTCGTATGGGTATCAACGATAAGGGCGATGTAAACCTTTATGATTATTCAAAGGCACTACGTCAAGATACTCGTTGGCAGTACACAGGTAAAGCTCGTGAAGAGGTATCAGATGCGGCACTTACAGTTCTTCGTAACTTCGGATTCCAGGGGTAATAATGTTTAACTTTAATGCAGACTTAATGCGACTAGATGATGGTGAAGCCACTGGCAGACGAAGAGTTGCTGGACCTAGTAATCCTCCAGTTTCAGAGGAAGAACTTGCAAAGATAATTGCAGAAGAAGATAAAAAATACGATCCATTTACAGGTATGCCATTAGAACTTCTTTCATCCGACATACCAGAGATTCGTCAATCATTTACTAGACCAGGTTTCACACCTGGTCCGTTTCCTAAAGAGTTTGAAGCATTCTTTGGTGCACCAGATCCCAATATGCTTGGATATAAAATTGTTACTAATGACGATGGAAGTCAGCAATTAGAAATTCAAACAGGACCTAATTCAAGTTCTACATTTGGTGCAAAAATAACAGTAGGCGGCGATGGCAAAGTCACGCAATTCAAAGGGCCTTCTAGCAACACTACAATAACTCCAACAACTTCAACAACCTCAACATTAAAAACTCCAGAACAAATTGCTGCCGATGCTAGAGCTGCCGAAAACAAAGCAGCACGTCAATCTGCTTATGACCTATTGTATTCAGAGTTTGATAGATACGGTCTTGGTTCTTTGGTTGCTCCATTAAAGGATTTGATTACATCAGGTGCATCTCCATCAGAGTTCACAATTAAACTACGCGAAACAGATGCCTATAAAAAGCGTTTTGTCGCTAACGAAGCACGTATCAAAAACGGTCTCCGTGCTTTATCTGAGTCTGAATATATCCGTAGTGAAGATGCCTACCAAGAGGTAATGCGTCGCAGAGGACTTCCTGAGAGTTACTACGCTAGAGGCGATATGGGAATCCAAAAAGGATTTGAGGCGCTACTTGCTGGAGATGTATCTTCTACCGAACTAGAGGACCGTATCGTTACAGCACAAGACCGCGTACTCAACGCTAACCCAGAGATTGCCAAGACGCTCAAAGAATTTTACCCAGGTATTTCCAATGGAGATATCTTGGCCTATGTCTTAGATCCAGCTAATGCTATTAACGTTATCAAGCGCAAAATTATGACTGCTGAAATCGGTGCTGCCGCTAAGGCAGAAGGATTAACCAGTGGTCTAAGCCGTGCTGAGGAACTAGCAATGAGTGGCATTACTGGAGAAACAGCTAGACAAGGTTATCGAACAATCGCTGGTGTGGTCCCACGTGCGGGTCAATTATCAGAAATTTACAAACAAGATCCTTACACACAGCAAACAGCAGAGACGGAAGTCTTTGGACTTACTGGATCTAACGAAGCCGCAAAGCAGCGTAAGAAGCTTACGCAGTTAGAGACTGCCGCATTTAGCGGTAGTGCTGGAGCTGGAGCAATCGCTAGAGATCGTGCTGGCGTACTATAAATAAAGCCTGCCAACGGGACGACTGGTCCGTTGGAGTGATAACAAAACCAGTAGTAGGAGCCACACCACCCGCCCCAAGGTGAATGTGAGGCCTGCGTCAATCTAACAAAGAATGGGAGAAGGACCTATGTCCAACTATGACTACGAGGATGATGACTTCGATAACGAAGACACCAGCAATGATCTCGTAAAACAACTGCGCAAGGCTACTAAGCAAAAAGATAAAGAACTGTCCGAACTAAAGGCACAGTTTGAAAATCTCAATAAAGCGCAAAGAGAACGAGCAATTAAAGATGCCCTCGAAAGTCGTGGGGTAAATAGCAAAATTGCTTCATTTATCCCGCAGGACATTGACCCAACTGAGGAGTCCGTGTCTAAATGGCTTGCAGAATATGCCGATGTATTCGGTATTGATGTCGGTCAAAACCAGGCAACACCTAATGTAAATCCAGCCGATGCTGCTGCATATAAGCGTATGACTAATGCTGTCGAATCAGGATCATCTCCTGAACACAACGACAACATTATGCAGAAGCTTATGAATGCAAACAGCAGAGAAGAATTGGATGATGTCATTAGATTGTCTGGACTCTAATCCGATCCTAACAAAGAAAGGCTAGGCCCATAAATGGCTATCCCAACAGGTACCCCTACCACCACGTCTAGCATCAGCAACCTCGTACAAGCAGCATACGATCAGTATGTAAGAATGGCACTACGTTCCATTCCTGTTATGCGTTCACTTGCAGATGTTAAGCCAGTGCAACAGGCAATGCCAGGATCATCAGTTGTTTTCTCAATCTACTCAGATTTGGCACAAGCTACTTCTACATTGAGCGAAGCATCAG